AGAATAAATAATTAGGCGAAGTAAGAGTTGCCTTCTCGCTTAATGTTAATATTATTTTATTGACTTGACCTTTAATTAAATGTATCATCAAATATAAATAGCATTAACAAAATTTCTTATATAAAAAAAGGGGAAGCATCTGCTCCCCCCTTACCCGTCAACCAAACGACTATCTTAAGCGCCTGGAGTAGTCAATGCAGTATAAACTCCTGATGCTACCGTTGGGGCTAATTCTTTCTCTTGTGCGGAGAAAGTTAAAGTATAACCTGAACGGTCTCCTTGAGCAGTACCCGTTGCACCGTTTCCACCAGTGATGTTAATTCCGTTTACACGACCTAACAACCAAGTGTTATCGTTATTGTCTTTTACAACACATAACAACGTATTTTGAGCCAACAAAAGAATTTCATTTCTTGTTGACACTTGTAATTTGTTCAATACTATCGATAGTTCTTGAGCATAGAAAACCGTACCATTTTGGACATTAGCATTAATGTTTTCAGTCAATGAAGCAGTACCAGGTACTAATTCGTATTTCCAAAATCTTTTACCAGCTACTTTAGTTAATGCTGAAACCGAGCCTGAAGCAACGGTTATAGCACTAATATTTCCTTTTTCGATAAAATACACTTCTGTTATTCCACCTAATGAGTCACGACAATCTAAAGAATATCCTTGAGTTAAAGCACACGGCATAATTATTTTTCTTTAAAGTGTTAAAATTAGGGGAGTCGCATCCAAGCGATACTCCCCGAACTTATTTGTAAGATTATTAAGCTAAGATGAAATCAACCATCTCATCAGGGAATGCAAATTGCACACCGAACTTAAACGCTGCCATGAACTTAATGTTCATTGCATAAGGGTCATGCAATAATTCAAATTGCTCTTCTTCGTTCAATAAGTCAGTACCGATAAACAAGTTAGAAACACGACCAGCGTATATCTTAGAAGTTCCGTTCAAACCTTGAACTGCGATAACCTTGATTGTTGTTCCTGGCAAAGTTAATTCTCCAGTAGCTTGACCATCAAAAGTATAGTTGAATAAATTTGAATTTTTTAATGCGATAGTATAAGTACGGAATACATCGTTTCCTACAAAAATAGCAACGTCATCTTTATCAACAATAGAAGCTGGAATTGCTTTGTAAACTGCGTCTAAAACCGCAACAACTACACCACTTGTGATACCAGCAGAAGCAGCCAAAGCAGTTCCGTAATAAGTAGTTGTATTCGCGTGAATAACTGAAGCCGAAGCGGCAGCAACTAACTTAGCAAAACCATCAAACTTATTTAAGTTACCATTTGCTGAAGCAGTATCTCCTTGCCAAATTGCAGTTTCTAACTGAGAAGAAATACGAGATGCTTTCTTAGAAGTATAATCAGCAGCAAATGCGATTGAATCATACATAGAACCAGCAGATAATGCTTTTTGTAAGTACTTAGACTCTAATCCTTTTGGACAAAGCGCCTCTTGTACTTTAATTTTACCAACCGTTACACTACGTTGAGTGAAAGTAGTTGTACCTGATGCGTTAAAACCGCAATCGCTATCATCTTGAAAGAAAGCATCAGTATCCATGATACCAATTTTCTCTGAAGATTTTACTCCAACTAAAACGTTTCCTTGAGATTTAATCAAAGTAGCAGTTTTAGAGCCAAGAACTGAAGATGTTACTAATAAAGCTTCGTTTTCTTTGGCGTAATCCGTTAATGTACTTACAACAAATGCCATAATTTTTCTTTTTTAAAATTTTTAATTTAAAGTTTTAACTCTTTCCAAGAATCGCTCTATTTTGTCAGCTTTAGGCTCAACGATTCTAAAATTGTTTTTTGGATTTTGGATAGGGTCAGCAACTGGAGTCTTAGAAAATCCTTCCAATACGCTTAACATTTCACTAAATCCTTGATTAAATTTGCTTTCTAATTCTCCTAACTTGTTTTTCAAAGCCTCATTCTCGGCTTGCAAGTAAGTGATAGTAGCATTCATTTCATCAAATTGAGAATCGGCTTCCAAAGGAGCTTCTTCTGAAGTTGGTAATTCGGCTTGAGGAGTTTCGATTCCTTCAACCATTCCACCAACAACGGTAATCATAGTACCATCAGCTAATTCATACTCTCCATCGGGAGCAGAAACTGAGTTACCTGATTCATCAACAAGCATAGCATCTGAGCCAATCTCCAAAGCTGATAAATCAATTTTACTACCATCTTTAAGGTCGTAAGTTTCGAATACCAATTGAGTCGCTGGCTCAGGTGCAATTTCTTCAGTTTGTTGAACGGCATTATCCGCTAACATAACTTTAATTTTTTCAATTGCTTCTGAAACGTTCATAAATTGTTTTACTATTGTTTGATTATAAATACTTATTTGTTAATACTTTATCATTTAGACTTGTTCTAAAATCGAACATATCTCCGACCATAGCGATTCCTCTACGCTCATTGGTTGCTTTCCTTTCTTGTAATTAAAAATCCCTTCAACACTAAATCCTTTAAACTCGCCCGATTTAATCTTATTCCAAACCGATTCATTTTCAACTTTAAAACTTCCAAACCATGAGCCTTCGGGTGCATCTTCAAATCCTTTCATTGCCATTACTCCCCGTGATGAATCCACTATAAACGATTCGTACATCGTTACCCCTTCAACTGCTAAAGCCTCATCGTGCATCAAGTTTACGTTTGATTGATAACCTTTCTTAAAGAACTTTTGTGCTATCTTCTCAATCGTGTCTTTGGTAAACGTAACGTAATACTCTCCGTTTTGATCATTGCGATAAATAGGAGTATCGGCTAACATCAAAGCGCCTGAAACAATTCTCCTATCTTCTGACTGAATAATAAAATTAGCCTTTGCCTCTTTAAACATTAGGAAATCTCTTTCGATTGCTGGCCTATCTACCAAAGCAACGAAGTCAACTTCAACATCGTCATTTAAATCTTCACTAATTTCAAGTTGGTAAATTGGTAATTTCATATTATTTGTTTTTAAATTCTTGCAGAGTTTTCGATTCTCCGTATTCTTTTTTGACTTCCAGTAATATCTGACTCGACAACGTATGCCCGTGTATTAATATTTCCTATGGCATTAATTGAAGTTTGGTCTAAAGCAGTTGGCGCATTAGGAGTGAAACTTGGAGTTACTGGCGCTTCTGCCGTAGGTACTGAAATATTTGTACTTGGCGCTGAGCCTCCACCTGGAACTGCACTTAAAATACTTTTAGCTTGAGCAACGTTTGCAAGTATTCTAATAATACCTGCCGCATATTGAGCAATACCAGCACCTCCAAAAGTTAAAGTATTTAATGGGTTTGCTTCTGAAACTGCCATTAAAGAAGAAATAGAAGTAGCCGTGTCAATTCCTACCTGAGCCAAAGCTAATCCTTTTTGTAACGCAGTTCCTTGCTCTGCCAATCCTGATAATGCGCCTAATATTCCACCGATTGCATTAGCGTTTTCTTCTTTTTGCACACGCTCGGCTCTATCAATTTCCTTTCTTTGAAGACTTAATTCTTTTACTCTTTTGTTATATTCCCTTTCGGTAATTAATTTGTCTTTGTATTGTTTATCCAATAATTCCTTTTCTGCTTGAACCGCTTCTCTTTTAGCATCAAATTTAGCAAGTTCATTTTCTTGAATAAATTGTAAATCCTCTAATTGCCTATTATAATAAATAGTTCTAATCTCATTATCAGCAATTAATTTATTTACCTCAATTTCTTGTTTCTTATTTGCAAATTCAATCTCGGCATCAACCCTTGCTTGAGTTCCTTCTTTAACAAGATTAATATTATCTTGTAATCTCTTTAATTCAACGTTTGCTTCCTCATCTAAAATCTTTCTTTTTTGTTGAGCCTTATCTAATTCATCAACTATCAAATCCGCATTAGCTTTCTTTTGAGCAATCAATAAAAGACTTTGATTTTGTATCCTTGTCTTTTCAAGATTTTGTTGCTCTAATAATAAACCAGTTTGATTAATTAATTGCTCTGACCTAAATCCTTCAACTTGTGCTAAAACTGCCGCATATTGATTTTGCGCTTCAATCTTTGCTTTTTGAAATTCAATTGAAGTTGTATCCTTTTTTAAATTAGCATCCGCTGCTTGAATTAATAATCCAGCTTGCGCTAATTGTGCTTTTTGTGATTCTTCTAAAACAACTCCTAATCTATTATTTGCATCAATCCTATCTTGAATTGACTTAGTTGTATCATCTCTTATTTGCCTTTCTTTCTCTGCTTGCCTATCAAATTTTTCAATTAACCCACCTAATCTCGCTGCGGCTAATTCTGCATTATTTTGTAAGTCAACGTTTGCTTGTGCCGCCTTTACTACATTCTTTGTGTAATCAACTATTTTTTTACCAGCCTCAACTAATTTGTTACCCGTGTCATCAATACCCGTTACTACATCCAAAGATTCTTTAGCGGCATCTTTAACGTTTTGTAATGCTTTGTCAAATTCTCCAGTAAATAAGTTTTTAAATGCGGAGGCTAAAAAACCTCCAACTTCCAAAAGGGAATTAAATCTTTCAATTAAATTTTCTTTAATCTTCTTACCTAAATCCTCAACAAATTCGCCAGGTTTCTCAAAAGCATTTTTAAAGAAATTAACAACTGCATCGGTATTATCAACAATAAAATTAACAAAATCACTTACTATAATAGAAAGCGATTCAGTTGCTACTGCTAATACTTTTGTAATTTTTGAATTGCCTGAAAGTATTTCCCCAAACTTTTCAAATACCTTTAAAATAATAGATGCACTCGCAAGGGTTTTAACTGCTTGACCTAAAGAACTAAATGCACCTTTACTTTCAGATGCTTGCTTACCAGCTTTCTCGGCACTATTACCAACTTCGTCAATTTTGTCTTTTAATTCCCCTACATTCTTAGCTGAATCTCCAGTCTTTGCTTCAACGGTAATTATTACATTTTCTTTTTGAGCCATTATTAACTTGGATAAAATAATTCAATTACTCTTAACAATTCACACTTGGTTGTTTTAGGAATACTCGGATTAAAATCAATTACTTTATTTAATCTCCATAATGCGCCATCAATATAAATCAGTTGAGCAAAGTCAAGCGAATGAATATCCTGAACGGTTAAATATAAATAGCAACTTAATAGCTTACTATCTTTGTTTATTATTTCAGCTAAATATTCATCCCACCAAGCATTGTATAAATTAGCCGATGGATAAGGATTTGTTAACTTGAAATAAAACTCATTTGGCGCTCCAAAATTTAAATCTAATGTCGGCTCTATTGGGTCATCTAAATGCCCAGCATAACCATAAGCGTCTAATCCATGAGGATGTGTTAAATTGCCATTATCTGGATATACTTTTCTTATATGATAATTTGGACTTGTTGAATTTTTAAAAAACATAATACGGATATTATTGTCTTTTCGTTCTTGTTTTAATACATCATTTTCTAAAACTGCTTTAAATAAATTTGCCCTTAATTTAGTATCCGTACTTGAAGCAGTTAATATACTTGGACTAAATATTATTTTAGTTTCCGACCTATCCTCTGCAAATTGGAATTTTGTATCTTCCTTTCTATCTGCGTAGGTTTCATTATATTTTTTGTTGTATGCCTCATTGTAATAGTCATCGTCTTGGGTATAAAGAAAATCGTAATACCTTGCATTTAATTCCGACATTGGTTTAATCGAAATTTCTTTTGAATAATCTACCTTATTAGACCAATCAATAGAATCGGCTATGGGGTCAGAAAGCAAAAGTAAACCCGTAGAATCGCCAGGCTCTCCATGCAATAATAATTCCCCTACATCGTTTACTTTTAAGAAGCCAGCACCTCTTCTATAAAATTCAATATAAGGCTCAATTAAAAGATGAGTTGTTTTTTGTGGGTCTTCATAAACGTATAAATTAAACATCCTACAAATTGAAGCAAAGAAATCTTTTTGTTGTATTCCTTTTGGCAATAAATGCTTCATGTTTAATGTTATTCCTTCAGTAGCATTAGCACTTTGAGCGTAATCGGAAACAAATTCCAAAACTAAATCAGGGTCTAATGTCACATAAGTTTCAGATGCTAAAAAAGTAGCATTTACACTTAATACATCTCCTAAATCTAATGAAGTAGTTACAAGCCAATCGATAGGTATTTGCTGATAATCGACATAAGTAGTGTAAGTTTCTTCATAAACTATTGACGCAGATTGATACAATTTAATTGTCATCGTGCCTGGTCTTGACAATGATACGCTACCTGATAATCTAATTTTACCTAATGTATTATTAGTGCCTGGTGCTATAAATGTAAACGATGAATTAGCCGTATTTGAAAATAAAACTAAATTTGTTATTACATTAAATACCAAATCTCCAGCAGTACCATAACTTGAACCACTATCTAAAGCCGTATTGCTTGCAACTCTTAATAAATCTTGTGTCAATTGCTCAAGATTTGCTTTATTATTTGGAATGATTAAACTTCTAAAATAAGGAGTATCAAAAAAAGCAGAAGTATACGTGTACTTTGAATTAGTAATAATACTATCCATTATTTCGTGGACAAAAAATGCGGGTCTAAACGCATCTAAATGCCAATCTTTTGTGCTATGCGCACAATTACCAAAATCAATTAAAGGATAAACAATGCCTAAACCACTTGCCACACCTGAAGCAGTCCAAGAATTTACAACCGTAGTTTTATTCCATTGTTGAACGTACTTATTAAAGTTATCAATATCCTCAAGCAATCTATTTCCGATTGCAGAAGCAAAACCACCTAACTCCCCAAATACTGCGCACTGATATTCAATAACTCCGTTCTGAATTGTTATCTCCAAAAGGCGAAGAACTCCCTTAAATACTTGAATCTTATTGACAAATATCTGACAATTTGCTTGCTTGGTCGGGTCAAAATTATAACCAACATTTGGTAACTCATCTTCAGGATTTTCAGGAGTAAGTTTAATATTACCACTGGTAAAATTATAGATATGACCAAACACTTTATTATTGTTTGCGTTACCAGGTACGTTAATCGTTTTAGAATAGTTTGTATTCCTCGCTGAAAAGTCTTTAATGTCATCTATTGCGTAGTTTAGTTCTGCTCCTATATCTTCAAATAAATCGAGCCTTTGTTGTTCAATAATTATTTCGGTTATCATTATCTAAATTGGCTGAATTGTTTTTTCCCTAAATCAAATTGTAATTGATAGTTAAATATTTTATCCGAAGTGCTTACCTTCTCTTGGTAATTAGTATCCTTCATAACGATTGGATAATAGTCGCTTGTGCCTCCATTAATAATATGTAAATAAACCTCATTAGAAGCAAGCAATTCAGAGCCAAGCGCATAATCTATTGCCGATACATAATCACTCGTTACAAGGTAGCTATAATCAATTTGAGTTGCTAACGCTTGCACTCCCCCATAATGTACTCCCGTGCTTGATTTATGAGCCATTGAAGTTCCGCTCCTTTGATATTCAGCGGTTTGATAAGTCGTTCTTTTAAAATTCTTTTGTTGGCGAGAAAGTAAGCGAAAACTAAAAGTGTCATATCCTCCGAATTGATTTTGAAATACTAAATTAATGGGAGTAAATCTTGGAGCGCATACTTGTTTAATAGTCATCGTATCTGAGCCAATCGTTACTTTATATCCATACGTTGAATCCGTAATAAAAGAAGTACCTAAATAAGTATTTATTGCACTTGGACTTAAATCCAAAAGCAAAGAAGAAAGACTTGATAATGTTGAACCCGTTGAAGAACTTCCGCTATTGCTACCATCTTCATTTATCTTTTGAATCGTTGCAGTAACCGCTGATAAGTTAGCATTGAAATAAGTAATATAAAACTTTTCTCCATTCATTACCTCGCCAGCACTTCGGTCTCTTGTAGTTAAAAACTTATTAGCATAAGTAGAAATCGATGATCTAAAAGGATTTAAAGAATAGTTCCATCCTTTAGCACTTGCAGATGTTTGATTTAATATTGGCTCTTGACCTAACCATTCTTCTCCGAATAAAACGGTATAGTCGACGAATAAGAATGAGCCAGCAAATTGTAAGAGTGAACTTCCTGATGGGTTAAAACCGCTTCCAAGATAATTTCTGACAATGGGAGCGACATCAAGTACACCATATCCTCCTGAGTCGGGATAGTTTTTAAGTGTGGCAATGATTGAGCCACCAATTTGTAAATCAAATACATATTTAAAAGAGGATTCTGTTACTTTGGTTGAAGAGGCTATATGCCATAAACTATCGTGAGCCGAAGTATATGAAGCTGGTGCGGTAATGCTTGTAACTGCCATTATTTCTTTTGTTTAACATTTATTGTTTCTACAATATTTATTTTAATATCTTTTCCTAATGCTTTAGCAAGATTCTTAAAAAACTGCTCATTAAAAGCCGCATCATATCCAGCTTTAGAAAATCCAATTGTTGGTAAGCCTTCTCTTTTAATTTTTAATCCAGTTGCATAAGCAATACCCTTAACTTTGTTTTCAGCAATGTTTCCAAGTTTTGCTCTTTTTTTTTGAAGACCTCTTAAATTCTTTTTTTGGTCTTCGTTTTTAATATAGTTCCTATGACTTGCATACCATTCAATTAATCTTTCTAAGAACTCGCCACCAACGGTTAATTTTTTATAAGCATAAGGACTACTTGATGGTTGACCACTTGTAACTCCTTTAACTCCTTTGTCTTGGAATGCCCAATATTCACTTGCTGGATTTGATTCCTCGTATCCAATATCATATCTATATTTACCATTAGAGAACTCTCTTCGAATTACTCTAATATCTTGCATATTGCCTTTATCAATCCTTTTCTTTTGATTGATTTTAGCGATTGCCCTTCTAAGAAATATCTCAACTGACTTATCTAATAATTTACCAACTGAATCTAAGGCTTTAGGAGTACCGTAATAACTTGCATCTTTGCCCGTTATTTCAAGTACATCTAAATTGGCTAATTGTTCCTTAGTTATATTTGTTGCCACTTATCTTTTTTCTTTGTTCGTTATCGTAATTTATTTTAGCCGATATATAACTTAAATCATTTAAAAACTGAATTGCTGGTAATTCAAATACATCTTCAAGTTTGATCTTTTCGTGTTCACTAATTAATGAAGCCTGATATATCCAACCAAATTGATTCATAAAACTATTTTTAACTTGCCTTGAATCTTCAACTTCTCCTTTCCCTTCAGAATTAAATAATCCTTTAAATCCTGAATCAAGGTTTTTAATATTAGTAATCCAATTCATTACACTTCCAAAGACTTGTTCAAATGGCGCTGATAATAAATCCTCAGCATAATCAATATGATATTTAGATTCGTATTTATCTTCTTTCCATCCTCGCCAAGTAGGTCTCATAGGTAAAATCATTGATGCGCCTATCTTATGTAAGTTTGCTTTTATATCATTTAAGAAATATTTAGTTTCAATGTATCTACCAGCTGGACTAAACTTAGCATCGTAATTACATTTATACTTTTTCTTTCCTACCTTTATAAAACTAACCGCCTTAATTTCAGGATTTGAATTATTTAAAAACTCAATATCCTTTACTATTTGGTTTATTTTATTTTTATCTAATGCAAGAATCTCTTGCTTTGTTTTATGTTGTAAAATTGCAACCGTTTCAAGAATTAAATCATAATCTTTGATTGAATCCTTTTTATCGGATAAAACTTGAATTTGTTGCCATTGCCATACCGTGACATCTTTCCAGTTCATATTTATAAATAGCTAATTAAACAAAGTTGTATCTGCCCGTACCCGACTTAAAATCAAACTTGCGCCATGCTAATGCTAATGCGCATACGCAGTCATCCGTAAAGCCAGTTGGTGCTGAATACTTTACTCCGTGTGATGTGTATTGATACTCAAAAACTTCTAATTCATTTTTAATCATTCCTTCGGGATAATGTACTCGTTCTTGGTGTATTGCCACTTGAAGACCTAACATTAATTCTTGCTTACTTTGGCTTGTAAATTTAAAGCCTTCTATATCCATGCCTTCCCGTTGTAATTGCTCGACTATCGGATCGCCTACTCCAGTACTATCAATTAACATCGGCGCTTTTGGTAAATTGCGGATTATGTTCTGAGTCGATGCCCAATCCTTTTGAAATCGGTCATAGTAAGCTACATTGCCACTATTATCTAAACCGATAATGACCGTCCAATCTGAGTACTTTGCCAAATCGACTCCGTAACATTTAACAATATTAGCAGATAAGTCCGATGTACACTTACGAATTGCCTCACTTCCAAAAGGATTTGCAGCGTTTTCAGCTGGGTTAGCCATGTACTCTTGCTCGAATACTACCGGAATTGCTGATTCTTTAATTGAATCGACTTCGGAATTTGCAATATAAGGATTGTCGTATGTCGAATACTTAAACGATTCCCATTCTCCGTTTGCTTCTAATCCTTTTAAATATAAAGAATAGAAATAATTCTTGCCTCTCGGAGTCGATAGAAATAGCGCCTTGCCTTTATAATCGGTTAAGGTAGGTCTTATAGCATTATTCCAACCGTTCTCTAAATCAGGAATATATGAAGCCTCATCGATAATCACATAGTGGAATCGCATACCTCTAAGATTGTCTAATCTTTCGCCAGTATAAAAACGAATCACTCCGCCCGTAGCTAATTTAAAAGTTAAATCTGATATGTTAGAAGTTGCTACTTCGGGTGGAAGTATTAAAGCAATATCATCAAAAAAGACTTTGGCTAATTTATAAGTCGGAGTTATGTAAGCAACTGACTTACCTTGTAATGCCTCAACACAAGTGATGACTTGGCTAATCAATGACTTGCCAAATCTTCTCCCGCACATAAGCACTCTAAACCTCGCCTTGCTCTGTAATACTTTTTTCTGCGCCTCGTGTGGAGTCGGTAGGATAATCTCCATTGGCAAATTTTATAGTTATTTCAGTATCTTGTTTTATGTCAGCCGATTCTTTTGGCTTTCCAAATACTCTACTTAATAAAGTTTCTATTGAATACAAAGAGCCGTTCTTTAAAGATTTATTCATTGCTCCAGCAATTGTCTTTTCTAATATTGAACTTTCAGGATTATCAAATATCTCTTTAAGTTGGTCAATATTCATAGCAAGCATTTTACGAATCGTTATTCCAATCTCGGTCATATTATAACCTGATTCTTTTAATAATGTAACGTATTTCTTTGGTCGACCATTTGGATTCCCTGATTGACCTTTCTTAAAACTTACTAAATTTTGTTCGTTTGCCATATTATTTTAATTCAAATGATGCTATTAATCTTTGTTTTGACAAATCAGCTATTCTTTTTTCTAATGCTCCAGTATGTGGAGTATTTCTGCCAAATTGTTTACATCTCCAATTTATATTTTTCTTTAATGCAAACACTAAACTTGGCGCAGATGTTACAATTGTAAATCTTTGTTTTTCTAATTTATATAATTTACCTATTTCATTTAAAAATTTAATTCCAAATCCAGCTCCTTGATAATCAGGTAAAATGACTAAACGATGTACCTTTTTAATATTTTTTGCTATTGGATGAGGGAAATGTAAAACTGACAAAAACCCTGCAATTTCATTATTAATTAAAGCAATAAATACATTTGCAGTATTATTATGAGTATGACTTAAATAATGGTGTTTAGCAAACATTTTCCAGATTGTCTTATCTCCATATTTGAATATTTCAAATTTAATTTCTGGTCTATTTTTTTTTTGCCCTTCAAGTGATTGAAAGGTCATCGTATCGGTATTAAAAATCCAATCAGGCATTAGCCAATCCTGAACATCAAAATGGCAAGTTACTGCAATAAATTGTTTATCGCTTTTTCTAATTGCTTTTTGCATTGCAAAACTACCAATCTGTGCTACTTGTCTATCTACAACCGAAGTAAATTCATCAAATACAAACAATTTATTATCTTCTAATATTGCTCTTGCTAAATCAACTCTCATTTTTTGTCCATTAGATAAAACTGAATAAGGTTTTAACCAAGATGGAGGAGAAGAAAATCCAACCGAATTAAGTGTAGATGTTATTTGTTCTAAAGAGCATTCTTTTGGCATATCATCCAATATTGTTTCTGCATTATATTTAAAATTAGTAAGATAAGCATCCGGAAATAATTGTTTTGCTATTGTTGTTTTACCGGTACCCGATTTACCAACTATCAATCCAATTTTCCAATCAAAATCAATATTTAATTCTCCTTTAAAATTTTCAATCACATTTTCTGATTGCAAATCAAATTTTCCAATTATCGAAGCAACTCTAAAAGTTTTTTTAGGATTAACCTGTTTTACAATGTCAAAAGTCTGCATTCGTATCCTTGTTCTATTAATTTATTATAAGTATTTTCTTGTGATTCTTCATCAATACAAATTACTTCAATTCTAAATTGTGATTGTATTTTATCTGATAAATCTTTTTCTTCAGCAGTTCCTAAATCATCAACATCAAATACGGGTACATCTAATCCCCATTCAACTAAATCTTCAGCATCCCATTCGTTAGCAAGCATATCCCAATCCCATTCTCCGTACCCAACATTGTCCTTAATTATAAATGCCTTTTGTTGTTCTTCGTTTAAATCACTTGCCTTTATTACTGGTACTTCTTTAAGTCCAGCTTCCTTGCAAGCCTTTAGTCGCATATTCCCTCCAAGTACTATCATATCATCATTAACGACAATAGGTCTTAAGGATAGCATCTGCGGAAACTCCTTAATGGATGCGACTAACTTTTTAAATTTGTCATCCTTGATAATTCTCGGATTGTTTGGATTCGACTTTATGTCAATCAGTTTGGTTGTTGTGATATTCATTTTTTAAATAGTAATGACCACTCGGTCGGTAATGTTAATTTCTTTTCTAATGTAAATCCAAATTGAGCAAAGAACTCAATCCATTTTTCTTCGGACTTTATATTTATGTGACCCCAAGCCTCATCTTTCTCAGGAGTTGTAAAATAAGGAGTTGAAGAAAATAAGAAATATTGGCAATTAATATTGTTCATATAATCCTTAATTTGGTCATCGGTTAAATGCTCCATTACTTCAATACTGACAACCATTTGGCAATGGTCGGGATAGTCGGTAATTTCGTGTAATATAACTCCTCTTTTATAAGCATATTCTTGATGGTATTTATTAGGCTCAATCCCATAATAATTTATCCTTCTTTTTTCTAAGCATTCGCCAAGTGTACCCATACCAGCACCTATCTCGATAACGGTTCTTGCATACTCAGAAATTATATTAGCAGTCGCATCCATCAAATTATAATAATCAGGATTCTCAGGAGTTATTCCATTTTGTACTTCAATATCAAAAAATTCTTTGTCGCTTACACGGCTCATATTATTGTTTCTTTTGGTAAAAATTGATTGCAATTTGTATGCCCTTCAGCTTGGCTCATTCTATAATCTCTACCAAGTCCTTGAGCAACTGCCATAAAACTTGATTGATT